CCGCTACTGAAGTTGCACCACTCGTATTCGCCACCAAAGCACTAGCACCCACCGCAGTGTTGGTAGACACAGCACCTGCGCCACGGCCTACTGTTAAGCCTTGAACGCTTGCGCCGTTGGTTGCCGTCAGCGTGTTAATCGTGATGGCGTTAATAGTGCCACCCTCAACCTTGTCGCCGCTGATCTGGTTGTCCGCAAGGGTCAACGTGCCGGCAGACACGTTCAACGTCTTGCCAGCGCCAACATTCAGGCCGACCGAGGTGCCCGCGCCGCCGGCCGCAAAAACCGCGTCGACAGAGTCTAGATCGGTGTTGATCTTGGTGCCCCACGTGTCGGTGCTGGCACCCACCTCTGGTTTTGTAAGACTTAAGTTCGTAGTTGTGGTATCTGCCATTTTGTTTACCTCAAGCGGCTAATTGCCAAATTTCTGATTGATCTGCGACTGGCTCCCAGTCGTCAGGCGTGTCGCTAATTTCTGACCAGTCTGTTGAGCTGTCGGCCAGCGGTGCCCAAGACTCGTCAACGTTCCCAATCGGGGACCAAGTCTCTGGTTGGTCTGGCGCCTCTTCCCATTTTAAACGCGCATACACAAAAACGGTACTACCGCAAACGACCGAAAAACCAAACGGCATTACACGGTTGGACCCAACCGCCATCAACGAACTTGCCGTAACCGTCAACGCCTCGTTGGCAATGACCTGAGACCCGACGACCATGGTCGCGCTAGAAGCAACAGTGGCCGACACAAACGCGACCCTCACGCCGTCTATTTGAGCCGCAGAGGCGCTAGAAACAGCTGCGCTTCCTACCGCGTACCTGACGCCATTTGCGGCGACTGTGGACGCGCTAGAGGCCGCAGCGGACCCTACCGCGTAACGAACGCCAGCGGCCGATACGCTTGACCCAGAAGATGCTGCGGCCGCCCCAATGGCGAGCCGCTGCGCAGCCGCCGATATTGTGCTGCTGCTCGACATGTCCGCCGCAGCGAACTTGACGACCACGGCACCGGCGTCCATGGAGGACGCGCACGACACGGCAAAAGCGCCCGAGACGTACCGAACGCCAGCCACCGCGACAGTGCTGGCGCCTACAACGGCAAACTCTCCGAGGCTTACGCCGTAGGAGTAGTTCCCGCCGCCGTAGTAGCCGGAGCCGTAGGCGGCCATCTTATGTCAGCGTGACGGTCAGGCTAGACGCTGGAATGCGGAACACGTCGCCGTCGTTGATTGTGCGTGACGTGGTTAGTGGCGCCCATGCAAGCATGTTGCCGCCGCTGGACGCATCAAATATTGCCGCCCAGCCTATCGCCCCCCAGTTGCCGCCACTTGCCGCAGCAAACTCAATGGCCGCAGAGTTGGTGGCCGTGGTGGCCGTGCCAGACACGGTGATGGTGCCAGTGGCCGTGCGCGCGTAGCCGCTACCAGACACCTCGGTGCCACCGCCCGTGTCGCTAGGCGCGCTTGTAAAAAGCCCGACGTACCAAGCGGTGGGGCGGGTTGCGGAGTTGGCCGTGAACAGCCAGTTGAGAACTAGGTTCTCGGTGTAATCACTAAAACTTGCCATTAACGTGCTCCAAAAGGTGTTGCGCGAGCTTTCAATGCGCCGCCCGACGTTGCGCTCCTATCGTCCGCCGTCTGCATGCCCTGCACCGCACTCGCGTAAAGCGTGGACCATGTGCCGATGCGCTCGTCGTCTTTAAGGTACGGCGCAGCCTGCAGCAACGCCCCGTATAGGTACGCATCAGGAGATTCTGTCAACAGCCAGCTTGTGGTGTTGGAGTCAGACAGACGGGGTATTTTTGAAAAGTACGCCAGCTCCCCAGTGTAGCTGCCGTCGGGTATCGGATGCACGCGTATCTGGTTGCCCACAATGCCAAAGTGTCGAGGACGACCAGAGGCCGTGCTTGTGGCGTCCAGTGAGTCCAGCTCGTCGATGGTTGCAAACTGCAACGGCTGCACGGGTGACGTGCTGGTCAGCTTAAACGTGCGCACCTCTAAAAAGTCGGCGGGCACCGTTCCGTACTGCGTATCAACCGTCGCGTTAGCACGCGCGATCATCTGACGCACGCGCAACACGCGCTCAAGCCCGACCTCCGCAAAAGAGATAAACGTCGGGATCACCGACGTCAAATCGCTGCGGTTTAGCCAGTCGCCAATTTCGGCCGTTAGCTCGCTGTAGTTTGTAGCCATCTTGCGCCAATCATACTGTCCCCGGACGCGTGCGGAACACGCGATTGTCAGGATCGTTTAACCATTTTTTCATTGCAGCCGGGTCGTTAATAATGCCCTTGCGCTGCAGCTCGTAGTAGATCGACATGGGAATGGACGCGACCCTGTGCATGTCGCCAGCCCAGCCTGCCCGCTCGTCGATCTGGTTGAATGTTCGTTTGTTGTCTTCGGTAACGTCGGTCAAGTCCTGCTTGGTCTCAATGGTGACCGAGCCGTCGTCGTGCTCGTGCCAAAGCTGCGTAATGCCAGCCTCTGCGTTCTTAGAAAGAATACGTGAATCCATGTAGAAAAGGGGCTGGGTTATTAGCCCAGCCCCACGCTCAATTAAGAGGTTGTCAAGTCAGCGGCAATGCCGTGGGCTTTTTCGGTGTGGATGCGAACACCCCACTCACACAACATTAAGCGCTTCTCTGCGTCGCCTGTGCGCGCAAGGTTGATGGTCTGCATTGGACGCAGGTAGTCGATGCTTGCGTACTCTGGGTCAACCACAAACGCGTCACGTTCACGTTGGAAACGTGAGGGCACGATTGAGACGTTACCAAAGTCTGACACGTAGATGTCAGCTGCAGCCACGATGGTGCTGGCCTTGGCGCCTTCAGCGTTGTAACGCTGTGCGGCAATGCCCGTGAACGCAGATGCCTTCTGCTTGTTGACAGGGCCAACTAGCAAAATCTTAGGCATACCGCCTTCGGTCCAGACCTGCTGAATCACGTCCTTCAAGATCACCTCGGTAAAGTCACGCTGGGTGCCGTCAGTGCGAGTGTCGTCAGGGATCGTGGTGTAAACAGGATCAACGCCGTCACCAGCCTTGTTGGTGTTGGTCTTCAAGAACGCAGACAGTGAGCCGGTCGTGCGGGCTGTGGTGCTGTTACCAGCGACAGCTGCTTGGCCGTTCAACGCGATGAACTCTATGTCGCGCTTCAATTCCGCGCCACGGCGCGCAATCTGATAGGCCAGCTCGGATTTTCTGCCGGCCTTGTTGACCTTCTCTTCAGTGCCAGAGATGATCACGTTCTTGTTGCTGATCTGCGCGTAGTTCTGCAAGCGCACGGTAGGGGTGACCGCCGCGAACGTCGTGTCATCACCTTCCAAAGCAGCGTTTGCACCGGCGGCTGCCAATGCGTCTGTCTGCCAGTCAAATGCGGTGTTGCTGATTGAACCCTTGCCGACGTTAGAAACGAACGGGGTCTCTTCGGGGCTGATTGAATAAATTACATTAGCGAGGTCCTCGCGAATGCCCTTTGCGTTGTACGTTAGAAACGTGTTTGCTACGATTGCCATTTTGTTTACCTCAAATTAGAGAAGATTTTCAATAAGACTGGCCGCATCTTTTGCGTTACCAGACCGGGCTAGACGCTGTTGAGCTTGCTTTACTGCACTCGACTGATTCTTGCGTGGGGCAACTCCTGGCCTCACCGTCTTTGCTTTGGGCTTGTCCGAGCTGACTTGCTTGCGTTTGGCAACCATGCCGTTGTAGTCGGCAATAGTCTTTAGCGCCAGTAGCACGCGGTGGTCATTGATCCCGTTCAACTCCTGCTCAGAAAAACCGATGCTCTTGCCTGCCTCAATCCAACGACCCTTTTCCGCTTGGGCGAACTTAGGATCACTGAGCTGCGGCACGACTGTAAGCAGCTGCTCCTTCTGACTCTGCAAAAACGCTTGCATCTGCTGTTGCTTAACGACCTGCTCCGCTTGATTAACTCGTTGCTGCTCGCTTTGAATGGCCAGCATCTTCTCGTTATTCTCGCGCTGCATTTCGCGCTGTCGCACCCACTCGATTGGGTCTTCTTCTCGAAGACGCTCCATGTCGAGCGGTTGCTGCGACTGCTGCAATTGCTCCTGCAATGCACCTAACAGTTGAGCGTACTGAGCACGCTCGGTTCTCACTTGAGCCAATTCTGCCTGAGCCGATTTGCGCTCTTGGGCAAGTGCTTGGGTCTTGCGAGTGTAGTCTTCTGTACGGCTGTAGCCTTTTTGAAGTTCATCCAACGAAACCGCTACGTCCTTGCCGTCAATCTTGACGGTGAACTGCTGCTCGTCTTCTGCCTCATCCTCGTCTACATCCTCATCGGACTCATCGGTCTCGTCGTCATCTTCGGAGTCTGCGTCTTGTTCGACATCCTCGATTTCGTCTTCGACCTGTTCGGACTCGCCTTGCGGCTCATCCTGCGTAGCCTCTTCCTCTCGCTGGTCTCCGTTGCCGGACAGCATTGATTCGATGGCATTGGCGGCCTGATCGGCCGTCATGGCTTGGTTAACACTGGTTGATACCGTGGTGTTGTCGCTCATGTTCTAGTTCCTAGTTTACAACTTTTGATCCCGCTCTAGTTGCTTGTTGGCGATCTTTGCGTCGTCAACGTACGACTGGAGCTGGCGCTTTAGGTCTGTGAGAGCCGTGACGCGTGCGTACGCTTGTTCTCTATTGACCATGTCGTCAACTTTAGATGATTTCCACTCGTTTGTGTACTGCTGCTCGAGGTCGGCGAACGCCTCCAAAAGCACGGGGTCCATGACCACGCGCTCGGCGTCCTTGCCCCGCTGCACTCTGTTTCGTTTATCCATTCATCGGCCCCTGCTGCTGTTGCTGTTGCGCGCCTTGCATGATCGCCCGGACGGCCTCGCGGTCACGCTCCAGCTCTACGTTGAGCTGCGCCTCGTTTACCTGCGCGCCGTATTTAAGCTCTAGCTCGCGCAGCTTCACGAACCGATCCGACGCCATTTGGTCGCGCTCACGGTCGTCGTTGCGGATCAT